TTTATAACATTATATGAGTATCCCCAATCATCCAGCTTTGCTTTCATGATTTCACAGAATACGCAATTAACTTGTGTGTATAGTGTAAGTCTAACTGAATTTGACATTGGCCATTACCTCCGTAAGACAAGCGACAACATTAAGCTCATGATCTGCAACAAAAGCATTCTTATATTGATAGTCAGCAAGAATAAGAACCAGTTGTGGAATTGATTGTGGATCTACTTTATCTGACATGCGATCATACATCGCACGAAAGATAGCTGCGGCATCAGTATCGATATTGTTGACTACCCATGCTCGCATCTTTTTGAAGTCTTTGCTTTTTAAATGTTCGAAAAGATCATCGTAACTTGTTGTCGATTCGTTGACAACAAATCCAGTATGAGAACCACGTTGTAATTCATTAAGAATCCGCCGCCAGTCTGGAGCAAATTTCATAATAATTGGCGGTAATACTTTCTTATCGTATTCAACACTTTCAGCGTCTAGGATAGTACAAGCTCGATCCATAAACATTTCACAAAGAGAGACCATATCTTTCTTTGTTGTGTTAAATTCATAGACACCACACCGAGAATGAAGTGGTTCAATGATACGATTTTTGAAATTACAAGTAAGAATAAATCGACAGTTATTAGAGAATTCTTCAATAAAACCACGAAGAGCTGGTTGAGTCGATTGTGGATTGAGATAATCAGCCTCATCAAGAATAACTACTTTATAGCCACCTTGAAGAGAGATTGAAGAGGCAAACTGTTTAATTTTACCGCGAAGGGTATCAATATTGCCTTCTTCAGAACCGTTGATTACAATGTAATCGAGGTCTAGTTCATTACACAGCGCTTTAGCTACTGTAGTTTTACCAAGACCAGCAGTACCAGAAAGTAGCATATTAGGAAGTTCTCCAGAGTCGACAATCTTCTGGAAAGTTTCTTTTAGCGATTTTGGTAAAATAGTCTCAGCAATAGTTTTGGGACGATACTTCTCGACCCAGAGGAAATCATTTGACATTCACGTGCTCCATAATAAAATAAGGGTGGGGAACTAACCGTGGCTCCCCGCGAGTCTATTGAGCGACTAACCTTGTTCAGCTTCGGCATCAGCCATAGCTTGTTCTTGTTCAGCCTGTTCAGCCAATTGAATGATCTGAATACACTGATCACGAAGGCCGCCAATAGTTGACAGCTCTTCGCCTTTAATCGCACCGCGCTGAGTCATAGCATCAATTACAGCTACAATTGAGCGAGAGGTTCGATTAGATAGATCTCGAAGTTGATCCATAGTTTCTGACATGTCGTTATACTCCAAACGTCGACGATTTTTCAAGAGCAATCCAGTATTTTACGTCTAGACTTTTATGACTGAATTGCGTGATTAATTTAGAAGATATTTCTACCTCGTAATCACCAGGCAGAATCTTTAAGTTGTTTGTACTCAGGATAAAGTTGAACGTATCATCTTCAGCAAATTCTCCATCGACGTCAATAGAGAAAGCATTCGATGTCATGTTCTGAGAATCAACCACAGAAAGACTGAGTACACCATCTTTACCAGAAATACAGATTTCACTATGACCAAGAGTCGATGCTGCACGTTTTAACTTATTCATCGTATCATTGTCTAAAGTGAACTTCACATTTGCTTGTGGCATTGTGATGTCTTTTTGTGGTGTTGTCAAAGTATCTTCAGAAGAATAGAAGTACTTGACTTTAGAGCGACCGGTAGAATCATTGACAATAACAAAGTCATCTTGAAATTTAAGACTTGGTTTGTCAACCAGACCGAGGACACCCATAAATTCATTGAGGTCGTAGATACCAAAATCAATTGGAAACTCTTCAACTATACCGGCCGTAGCAAGAACGGTACGAGCTTCAGAGATCGTTTTAATAGTATTTCCAGATCGAATCATCATGTTAGGATTGATGCTGGAAAAGTTTTTTAGAGTAGTAAGAGTATTATCGCTAAGTTCCATTATATAGCTCCTGTTTCATTATTAGATTATTATATCACAAAAAGGCTGATTTGTAAACCTTTTATTTGATTTTTGAGAAATTCTTTTCTTTAATGAATTCAATTTTGTTCTCAAATTTACCATCAAGAATATCACCTTTATGAGAGATAATAAAGATATTCGTATCATCACCAAGAGTATAGAGAATCTTTAGCAAGTTGTCCACACCTTCATGATCAAGACTTGAGTCAAACGTTTCATCTAACATCAAGAGATTGGTGGATACTGAGTTCTTCATCTTAGCAATCTGCCGCCAAGTAAAGAGCAACGACAAATCAATACGTTGTTTTTCACCTTCAGAGAAAGAATCATATCCGAAATTATCACGATGACGAGAACGAATTGTTTCGTTAAACTCTTCATCTAAATCAAAGTGTACGTAGAAATCCAGCACTTGAAGATACTGGTTGATTAGCTGATTCATAACTGGAAGATATTGCTTGATAATCTTAGTCTTGATACCAGTATCTTTTAACATTTCTCCAAGTGCAGTCTTATATGAATATTCATCGTTTGCTTTCATCTTCTCGTCAGACATCGATGAAAGATTATCTTGAATTTCTACTAAATCGTTTTCTGCTTCTTTGAGATCGGCTGTAGCTGATCCAGCGATATCTTTTCTGAAATCTGCAATCTCGCTTTGGAGCCTAGTAATTTGTTGTATGTTAGAATGTAAACTACTTTGTTTGTCTCGCATCTCGGAAAGTGTGTCATTTGTTGTTGAAATAGATTCTTCAACCTGATCTGACTCTTCAGCGAGCTGACCCATAGCGCTTTGTAATTCTTTTGCTTTAGACTTAGCCGTGGAGAGTTTTTCGTCCCGTACTCCCGAATCAATATCTTGATCGCAGGTTGGACATTGTTTATGCTCTTCATAAAACTTCGCATCTTTAACGACTGCCGCCATTTGCTGTTTGAACTGCGCGTTGTATTGTAAGAGCGATTGCTTTCTATCGTGGAGTTGACTGAGTGTATTTTGGATGTCATCATACTTGCCTTCTATTTCTTTACTTAATTCAGAATTTTCAGATTCTAAAGCGTCTATCTGACTACGCTTCGTAGAGATCTGAGTTTCTTTATAAGTAATAGCTTCATTAGTAATTTTCTTGACGTCAGCAATATACTTTTTCTGAGTACTTAGTTTGTTCTTTATTATATCAATCTGATAAGAAAAATCTTTGATAGCTTCCTTGATAATATTAGTTTCTTCTTTTAAGATCTGGTTCATTCTAGAGAATACACCAATGTCAAGCAAATCTTCAATCACACCACGACGTAGAGCAGGATTCAATTGCATAAATGGTACGAAGTTAGATGAACCTAATACTACAACCTGATGAAAAGATTTGTGATTCAGCTTAAGAATATTTTGTTCTAAAATACGTTGGTATTCTTTTGAATGAGAAGATTGGTTAATCATCTCGCCATTTTTCCAGATTTCAAACTTAACTGGCCGGTCTCCACGTATAATTTTAAATTGAGAAGCACCAATAGCAAACTCAACTTCAACAAGACTACCTTTACCATTAACAGAATTTATGAGTTGAGTCTTACCAATCTTTCTATGAGCTTTACCGAAAAGACCAAACGATATAGCATCCAACATAGTAGACTTACCAGAACCATTTTGACCAACAACTAAAGTAGTCTTATGTCGAGTCAAATCAATTTCTGTAAAATTATTACCAGTGGATAGAAAGTTTTTATAACGAATTTTTTGAAATACAATCATACAATTTCCAAAGCTTGAGCCTGAGTCATCAGGTCTCTCATCATCACTTTAATACGATCCTTGTCTAGATCAGTATCTACGCCTTCAATATAGTCATCCATCAATTGTGGCGTATCATCAATCTCAAGACCGTCGTCTTCAACATTAGCTCCAATAAACTCATTAAAGTTTTCAGAGATTTTCAAATCATAGATATCTTGATTCTGAATACGGTCAATAAACCGATCAAAAGCAAACGTATCTGTTTTTTCCACTACAACTACTTTGACAAACTTCTTATCTAATATCGAAGTATTATAGTTATTATAATCGGTTTCTTTGTCATTGTACACAACTTTATGAAACAAAGTGTAATTATTTCTAATACGTTCTACTTCTCTAGTCTCAGTATCAATGATGTGGAAATATTTTGGATCATGAGCATCTGACCAAAAGAACTCCATTTGGCTACCAAGATACCAGATATTATCTTGACGAGATCCAACATGAAAATGACCAGTGAGTACTAACTCAAACCGTTTAAATAACTCAGCAGCCATGCCGTGTTTATTTACAACACCTCTCATCATTTCAAATCCACCAAGCTCAAGATGAGCAGCCATCCAATCTGCTTTACAATTAGAAATAAAATCCATAGACTGATCGTAGTTATCTTGGCAAATCCACGGTAATGCAGCAATCTTCAAAGAACCGTATTCCATTACGGTTGGTTCCATGATGATGTTGACCTCGTTCATAAAGTGGCCAAGTAGTTCTTTTAAACTATTCATGTCGTTAGTATTCTTGAAATACGTATCATGGTTCCCTGGAATAATATCCATAGTCATACTACGTTTACGCATTTCGTTTAAGAAACACTTACGATTATGGTGAAGAGCTTTTATGTTAATTACTTTGCGGTTATCGTAGTAATCTCCAAGATGTAAGATTTGAGTTACATTTTGTTTCTCACATTCTGGAAAGAAAACATTCTTATAGAAGTCTTCAGCATTATCTAGAAATATTTGAGATGAATTACGGATTCCCGTGTGCGTATCGTTGAGTACCGCTATTTTCATTCAAGGAACTCCGACAGATCTGAATCAGCTGTAATAGTACGTTTCTTACGTTTCTTTTCTGCTTTGCTATATTCCTTTACTTCGTTATCAACAAACTTTACTCGATCGATACGAGTCTTGAGTGTGTCAACGAATGCTTCAGCGACTAACCCCGATGTTTCATCTCCATGTTCATTCACCATAAAGTCTTCAATACCAGAGTTGGCGATGTACTTCATCTTAATGTCTTGTTGTTTTTTCTCGCGAGCGATTCGTCGAAGAAAAGCATACCACGTAATCTGAGTAAAGTAGGCAAAAGCGTTTGGTTTACCAGTTCGAGTAGCGGCTTCAATGTCGTAGTTATTGATTGCTTTTAAACAATTTTCTACGGCATCCATTACCATCTCTTCACGATACGTATATCGAATAAAGTTAGATTTATGCGATAAACCTTCGGCAATGCGCATAAAGCATTGAGCTACGTAGTCAGGTACTTTTGGAATCTCTGTCTCAGATTGTTTAGCTGTATTTACAATCCTTACATATTCGACAACTGCTTGCGAAAAGTCAGCATTATTTACGTAATGAATGCTTGCTCTTTTGGCCATGATATATCTCCGTTTCAAAATATAGGTATATTATAACACGTTAGGAGGTGTTTGTATACTATTAAGTTTCATTCTCATAAAAAAAGTTATCTAAGTTTTTGCTCATTATTTTGTTTACAAACCTGAACAAATGGTGTATAATAAATTAAGTTATTTGGGGAGAGAGGATATACTCAGTGGAACGTGTCATCGTTAGATTTCTTCTTCTTGAACATTAAAACGTTCTTTCCTAAAGTCTCTTTTGATGCTTTTTCATCGGTATCTAAATCGTCGAGCATAGCCATGTATCTTTCATAATCTTCATCACTTGCTTCTTCCAGCTCTTCCATAGTAAGTCCACCGCGCGCCACCTTGTCCATCTTCTCTATAGTCCTGTTATAATGTACCATAATATTGTCTGATGGATTTGTTTCTACCATTACGTGAGACATGTTAAGAATGTGAAGCTTTTCAGGATTTTCAGTAAATGACATAAGTGGTCTAAATGCAAAATAACTGTATCCTTCATCGAAGTTTTCTACCTCTACTATCTTCAAAGCATGGCTCATAATCATAACGCCTTCTTCTTCTTCTGCTTCGATAATATTAGCGATGAATTCTTCGCCATTAGTTAATTTAATATGTTTTAAATTCATAGATCTACTTTATATGTTTTAAAGTTAAATTGTTCACGTTGATAGATTTTTAATCGTTCTTGACCATGCAACCAAGCAAAATTCATATTACTCTCGGTACTAATATTATCTATAATGTCATAAAGTGTAGTTGGTTCATCGTTATCTGACTTTCTTAATCCTCGTCCAATCGATTGAAGAACTCTGATTTGAGATTTAGATGGCGACGCAAAAACAATATTATGAAGATTACGGATATTAATGCCAGTACTAAAGGTACCCAAGGATGCAACAATGATAGCATTTTTCTGTTTCTCCACTATTCCTCTAATTGCTTCTCTGTCTGATGTCTGAACATCTCCGGAGACATAGAAGACTTTACGATCTTCGTTTGCTTTTTCTTGAATCATTTTGAAAAGTGGTATACCGTGCTTCTCAACGTAATTAAACAGAACTAGCGTATTTCCTTTTTGATCAATAGAGAGGTTAGTAATAAACTTGTTTCTTTTTTCTTGTGTAACAATGTACTCAATTTCTTCTTGGTATGTTCTCTTTCCAAACTCTTTTTTCGATTGATCAGAATAATCAAGGACAATCCTGTTGATATTCAATTGAGCCAGAGTATCGTTATCTTGCAGTTTTTTCGTAGTTGTAACTTTATATATCTTACCAAATAAGCCTTGGAGTACTAACTCATGTGTTTGAGTTCCATCAAGAGTACCAGTAGTTCCATACCGATATGGCGCTTCGGTAGCTTTATTCATAATCTGCATAAGAGATTTAGATTTAAAGCCGTGGCACTCATCACCAATAATCATACCGAACTGTTCGAACCAAGCTTTTGGAAGTTTATAAATTGACTGCCAAGTTGATACAATAATAGGACATTCGGTGTCTTTATCTTTACCAGAATAAATCTTATGCGCTAATCCTTTTGGCATGTTATATTCTTCGAAATCGTTTGTCATTTGCTCAACAAGCGAAGTAGTTGGTACAATAACTAAAACTTTCTTATTACTATCTCCACGCAACTTTGCAAGATAATAAGATAGAAGCACGTATATAATAAGTGATTTACCGGAACCGGTTGGAGATAAAAGTATACCTCTTTGTCTTTTTAAACCTTCAATAACTGCAAGGAACTGATAATCTCTCATATTATGAGGTAGATTTAGTTTTTTAATAAAGTTGACCAGTTCTTCAGCATCAGGCTTATCTTCAGAATACGGCATGCCATATAAAGTACGAACAGGTTCGTAGTTATAGCCACGTGATTCCATAAATTGGACAAGATGATATATGAGACCAGCTGGTAACTCACCGGTTCTCTTATCAAATAGGCGAATCTTTCCATCCCACACTCGCCGTTTGAATGCTGGCATGAATTTATGTCCGGGAACAAAAAACGAGAAAAACTCATTTAGCTCTTCAGCTTGTCCCCAATCACAATCAATGTGGAGATTAGCATGATTCAGTTTCCTGATTCGAACTGTTTCCACCTAATAATATTCCCGATTGTTTGATGACGCCATGTAATGTTACTCACTATCTCTGTTAATGTTTCAACTAGTGTTTTGTAATACTGAATCTTCTCTTCTGACTTTTGAATTTCAGGATCAGCATCGTAATAATATTCAAGTTCACCTTTTAAAATCTTAAGACCATTGAAAGGATCTGGATTCCATCCTAATTCAACGACTTCTTCTTGGTCCATCTTTCCATTATAATACAACCATTTTTGCTTTAATAATGTCTTTTGAGAAAACTCTGCTCTCTTCAAAAGCAACTTAGCATTTGATAACAATTCAAGATATTTTGCATGTAAGAGAGGTGTTCTTCTAGAATCTTCATCCAGATGGATGCCAATGGTATTATCCTCTGCCCATTGAGCGAGGACGCTTTTCAAGTCAATCATGTTGTTACTCACATTATTC